TACTTTAACCATCCAAATGCCAGCGGGAGGCAATCATATTTCGTTTTTGATGAACGGATAATAAAAACCATCTTAACCCAACGCCATAAAGGAGAAACAAACAATGGCTATCACTTGGAAAGTAAATGATATGAAACGAGACACCGCTACAGGTGGTGTGAATACAGTCTATTGGGAATGTCGTGTACAAGACGATACTCACACGGACTGCACGGCAGTAGAAGGTGGCAAATTGCGACTAGAGCCTGATGCTACGGCGGCAGACTTTGTTGCATATGAAGACCTAACAGAAGCCACAGTGCTTGGTTGGGTGTACGACAGCTTGATCGAAGGCGAAGAAACAGCCCAAGAAGCAAAGGCTCGTATCGAGGCAAACCGTCAGGGTAAAGTAGACGCACAGGTTGCCCGTAAGACAGCCGAAGCTACTGGCACACCTTGGGCGGCTTAATTTTAACTTAACTAGGAGAAAAGCAATGGCAGAAAACAAAAAAACCATTGTCATTAACGACAAAGAATACACTGAGGATCAGCTTACTGATCAGCAAAAGATTATGGTAAACCATGTTGCAGACTTAGATCGTAAGATGGGTACTACTCAGTTCAATCTTGATCAACTTGCGGTAGGCAAGAAAGCATTCGTAGATATGCTGACTGCTTCCCTAGAAGAAACAAAAGAAGCAGCTTAAGGGCTTGTAATACCAACTAGTTAAGTGCTATAATGATTGCAACATGTTACTACAAAAAGCTGTACTAGACAGTCTTTTCTTGTTTAACCAATCCGCAGATCATAGGCTCTATACGTTAGTTGAATTTAACCACTACTGTGTATTTCCCCTGCTTCATAACAAGGCCAGACTATTCTATGATAAAGAGAAGCCTATAGGATTTGTTTCTTGGGCATGGCTGACCGAAGGGGAAGCAGAGGGATTTACCTCAGAGAGGTGGATACCCGAAGAGGCCACATACAAGCGGCCTGATATTATTACTGACCTACAGCTATGGGGAATAGAATTTATAGCTCCGTATGGTCACACAACCAAAGTCATGCGCGGCATGATGAAACACTCACAATCAATCTTGGGCAAGAGAGTACCAGCCCACTGGCGCAGATTCAAACAGCCAGACAAAGTTCACATAAAGGAGTTCTGATATGGGCGGCGGCGGCGGTGATACCAACGTAACAAACACAGGTCTTGGAGACGATCAGTACCAAGCCTTAGCGGATAACCAAGTAGGTATCAGCGGTCAAATTACTGATGCCCGTGATGATGCTACGATACGGTATGATAACTTTGATAATCGCTTTGATGGATTAGATACTTCCGTAGCAGGGGTTGGCAGTAATCTTACTGCTGGGTTTACCAATCTACAGGACTTGATGGATCAGTATAATCAGGGAATGAATACCCAGTTTGATACAGTTAATACTGGTGTAGGTAACAATGCTACAGCTTTGTCTAACAACGCTACCTCTATAGGTAATCTGCAAACAGACGTCACTGGTGGATTCAACGACATGGGTGGTCGGTTTGATACGCTAGATACTGGTCAGGCAAATATTCAAGGTGCAGTAGATCAAGGATTTACGGACCAAGCACAAGGCTTTGCAGACGCACAGGCTGATCGTACTGCTCAGTTTGATGCTGCCAATACAGCTATGACCGCAGGGTTTAGTGAGACAGGTGAGGCTCTATCTCAGGGCTTTGGAGATGCATCTACCCAGCTTACTAATACTCAATCTAATTTGCAGGATGGTCAGGGGCAGTTACAAGATAACTTGGATGCCTTCTCTGGAAGAGCAGACGCCTACGCAACTTCTCAGCTAGAAAATCAGGCTAACATGCAGTCTGCACAGGATGGCTTCCAGTCCAGCTTTGATTCATTCACAGAACGCTACGGCGATGATACTGAGTTAGCCCAGCAGTCACGCGCTGACTTGGCTACTGCTCAATCTAATCAGACAGATCGTCTGCGTGAAGACATGGGTACATTTGCTCAGGCTGCTGCTACAGGTCAACAGGCTCTCGGTGATCAGTTAGATGGCGTAGCCACAGGCATGGATACTCAATTAAGTCAGCTTGGTGGTACTGTAGAAAGTGGATTTGTAGATACACAGAATGCTGCTTTGAATGCGGCTAATACTACTAACGCCGCTATCGATGCACAGGCTCAAGCAACTGCTAATCAGGCAGCTAACACTGAGGCAGCTATTGCTAATAGCATCACTCAGATGGGTGACCAATCAGCTAATATTCTATCTCAGATGGATGCTGGGCAAGTTACTGCTGCCAGAGACATGGCAAAACTTGCTGCTGGACAAGAAGGTCTGGACGCTAATATGAGGGCAGACTTTGAGCAGATGGGTTCTGCTTTTGATGATAATGGTTCTCTTATTAAGAACAGCATCGATGCTCAAGGAAATACTATTACCCGCGCTATGGATCAGCAAGGTAATATGCTTCTTAAGAAATTTAATGTGCAAGGCCAAGAGACTGGCTCTAGCCTGATTAATATTGGTCAACGGTTACAACAGCTTCAACCAAAGCCTAATGCTGGTAATACTCAGATGGGTACTACAACTCCACAGGCTCAAGTTGGCGGGTTTGCTTCATCTCCATATCAACAAACTGGCAATCTGGGTATGGCACAACAAATTAAACCAAGCATGGAAAGACCACCCAATCCTTTTGCAGGAGTTATTCCAGTCAATCAGCCTATAGACCCTAATACGTTTACGAGGTAACAAAATGCACCCACATAAAGTGTCTACAGACTGTATTGAACTGGTTAAGAAGTTCGAGGGTCTACATAAACTAAAGGATGATGGTTTAGTCCATTCGTATAGGTGCCCCGCCGGAAAGTGGACGCTGGGTTATGGGGCCACTAAAGGCATTCGCTCTGGTATGAACTGTACCGTAGCAGAGGCTGAACAGCGGCTAATCCATGATCTAGATGAACACGGTAAGATTGTTAAGCGTCTGGTTAACGTACCTCTATCTCAAGGACAGTATGATGCGTTAGTATCGTTTGTATTCAACTTAGGTGGTGGTGCGTTCAAGTCATCAACTTTGCTGAAGCGTCTGAACTCTGGAAATTACGACGATTGCCCTGAGCAGATTATGCGGTGGAACAAGGCCAGAGTAGACGGTAAGCTAACTCCCTTACGTGGACTAACTCGTAGGCGTACTGCTGAGGCCGCTATCTTTTCCAGAGACGCACAGTTGCCCTCTGATGAGGGTGGACCAGAGATGCCCCAGAAGCCTACCGCAGAAGCACCTAAGCCTCTCACTAAGTCTAAGACAATGGCTGGTGTGGGTATTGCTGGTGCAGCCACAGGACTTAATGAGGTAGCCGGACAGTTACAGGGGCTTGTAGCCTACGCTGATGGCCTCAAGACTATCTTCCTGCTCTGTGCAGTCGGCGGTATCGCTCTAGCAGCATACGCTAGGTACAAAGACAATAAGGAAGGCATCCACTAGTGTTCATCTTTGGTAAAATAAAGAGTTACATTATTGGTGCATTAGCACTGGCCTTACCCATACTCTATGTCATGGGTCAGGTCACAGGACGGGCCAAGGAAAAGAATAAAGTCCTCAAGGACGATCTACAGGCCCAGAAGAAAAATACTGATTTTTACAAGGCAATGGCAGAGCATGAAGACGATAGCCTTAATGACCGCAAGTCTCTTACTGAGCGGCTGCGCGGGAACGGTCTATAGAACCGATCTAGAAGTCTACTGCCCACCTATGGAGCAGTACTCTAAGGACTGGAACAAAGGACTTGCTACAGAGATTGAGAGCCTAGATGAAGGCTATTTCGCTATACCAGTGGCTATAGCAGATTACGCCAAGCTACGGGATCGTATCCGTGCGTGTGAAAAAGAGAAGGATAATTTATAATGGGCTTCTGGTCTGATACATTTGGCGGCGGTAATAGCTTCTCAGAAAGTGTGGCAAATGTCTTTACGCCTAGCGATGGTGCATCTTACGTTGGCGGGAACCTTGTTAATACTAATGATAATACCCCTATAGCGGCTAACTCTTCTGGGGGATATACAACCAATACAGGCAAAACTGTTACAGGTAGTGCAAACTCTGCTAGTACAGGACACGTAGTTTCTTCTGGGGATACGCTTAGTGATATCGCTGCCAAGACAGGAACCAGTGTTGAGCAGCTTATGGCTTTGAACGGCATTACGGACC